ACACGGCGGCAAGCACGGGGTAATAAATGGCGCTGCTGCTGGTGGAGACATTGAAGCAGTAAAAGAGTTCTTGGTTGCTGGCACGGATGTGGATGTGAAGGATGAGGAAGGCGCAACTCCTTTGCATTATGCGGCAACCAAGGAAATCGCCGAACTGCTAATCGCAAAAGGTGCGGATGTGAATGCGAAGGATGATGATGGCAAAACACCTCTAGATCGGGCCATCATGCACAATCATACCGAAACCATCGACCTCCTCCGCAAACACGGCGGCAAGACGGGTGCAGAATTGAAAGCTGAAGGCAAATGAAACACCTCCTACTCACAACAATCGCAGCCGTGCTGTTGGTGGCCACAACCGCCTTCGCCGACCCGATTCACGATGCTGCTAATGAAGGCGACCTTGCTGGAGTTCAAGCGGAATTGGACAAAGGTGTGGATGTGAATGCGAAGGATAAGGGTGGATGGACTCCTTTGCATCATGCGGCTTTTGGCGGTCACAAGGAAGTTGCTGAACTACTCATCGCCGAAGGTGCGGATGTGAATGCGAAGGCTGATTTTGAATACACTCCTTTGCATTGGGCGGCCGTCAGTGGCCACAAGGAAATCGCCGAACTGCTAATCGAAAAAGGTGCGGATGTGAATGCGAAGGAAAGACTTTTTGGGACTCCTTTGCATCATGCGGCTCGTTGGGGTCACAAGGAAATCGCTGAACTGTTAATTGCCAATGGCACGGATGTGAATGCGAAGGCTTGGGATGGAACGACTCCTTTGCATCCTGCGGCTCAAAAAGGTCACAAGGAAATTGCCGAACTGCTAATCGACAATAGTGCGGATGTGAATGCGAAGGCTAATAGCGGAAGAACTCCTTTGCATTATGCGGCAGGTGAAGGTCACAAGGAAATCGCTGAACTGCTTATTGCTGAAGGCGCGGATGTGAATGCGAAGTCTGAGGACGGATGGACTCCTTTGCTTACGGCGGCTTTGAATGGTCGCAAGGAAACCATCGAACTGTTAATCGCTGCCGGTGCGGAGGTGAATGCGAACGATGGTCGAGGTTGGACACCGCTAGATGCGGCCATTTACGCGAAAAAGACCGAAACCGCCGACCTCCTCCGTAAACACGGCGGCAAGACTGGTGATTGGTTGGATGCTGATAAATCTATTCACAAAGCTGCCAGAGCTGGCCACATCGAAGCCGTCAAACAGCACTTGGCTGATGGTGCGGATGTGAATGCGAAGGATGGGGGTGGATTCACTCCTTTGACTCAGGCGGCTCAGTTTGGTCGCAAGGAAGTCGCTGAACTACTCATCGCTAACGGTGCGGATGTGAATGCGAAGGATTATGTGGTTGGGTGGACTCCTTTGCATATTGCGGCTGTCTATGGTCAAAAGGAAATCGCCGAAGTACTCATCGCCGGAGGTGCGGATGTGAATGCGAAGGATAAGGATGCAACCGCACCTTTGCATCGTGCGGCTCGTGAAGGACACAAGGAAGTCGCCGAACTGCTTATCGACAAAGGTGCGGATGTGAATGCGAAGGATGAGAATGGTCTGACTCCTTTGCATAATGCAGCTGTCTATGGTCAAAAGGAAATCGCCGAACTACTGATCGCCAAAGGCGCTGATGTGAATGCGATGAATATGTGGGGATGGACTCCTTTGCATTTTGCGGCTCGTGAAGGACACAAGGAAGTCGCCGAACTACTCATCGCCGCTGGCGTGGATGTAAATGCGAAGAATGTTGGTGGAGGCACTCCTTTGCATTCTGCGGCTTTGGACGGTCAAACAGAAATCGCCGAACTGCTGATTGCCAACGGTGCGGATGTGAATGCGAAGGCTATTTGGGGACGGACTCCTTTGCATTATGCGGCTTGGAACGGTCACAAGGAAGTCGCCGAACTGCTGATCGAAAACGGTGCGGATGTGAATGCGAAGGGTGATGATGGTGTAACATCGCTAGATCGGGCCATCCGAATCGGCCAAACTGAAACCGCCGTCCTCCTGCGCCAACATGGTGGCATGACGGGTGAAGAATTGAAGGCACTGATGCCTCGCTTGGTGCAGCATGGACGCTTTGCGTTCAGCTTTGATGCGAAGGAAGGGAAGGTCTACGAGGTGCAGGATTCGTTTGACCTGTTGAACTGGGAAGTGATTAAGACCTATACCGGGACAGGCGTCTCGGTTCGGTTTGATGAAGAGAGAGACCACGATCCCCCGAAATGGTTCTACCGCGTGAGGGTGGTTGAGTGACGGTTCAACGTACCCATCACATCCTCCAAAGCCTGCGCGTAACCAGCACGCCAGTGACGGTCATTGCTGTCGACGCCGTCACTGATCGCACTGGCCACACTCATCTCGCTTGCCTCATCCAACACCTCCTTCAGCGCCTGCCAGATCGCGCTGGCGTCGTCTAGCTGCTGAAGGTGCTTCTTGCGTAGTTCCTCGTTCATTGCTGGTTAACCGGCTGGACGCCGATGCGTCCGATCATCTTGTTCTGTTCCTGTGACACCGACTGCTGAAGGTTCTTGCCGTAGTTCTCAAGCAGCGCCTTGAAACGTTCGTCGCCTTGCAGCGCCTCCTGATACTTCGGGTTGTTCTGAACGATTTGCTGCATGAACTGCATCTTCATGGCCGCGGTCGGGTCGTTCTCGGTGTAGTTGGCCTCGTTCCCCAAGGCCATCAAGGCGATGTCCTGGTTGACCTTGTCGAAGGTCTTCTGGCTGGCACCGCGCTGGTCTGACATCACCGACTGGCCAAGGATCGGGTCAACCATCGATACCGCAATCGACATCAGCTTGGCGCGGTCAACCGTGCCGGCTGTGTCAATCGGCAGCAGGTCGATGATCGCCTTCATCTTTCCTATGACAAAATCGCTGTCCAATTCGCGCACATCGAACTTCACGGCGAAGTCGTAGGCGCCTTGGATTTCGCCCTGGCTGCTTGGCAGACCCGGACTAATGCCGGCGATCCGCTGCAACTCCTCGTCGCCGAGGTATTCCTGAATCAGCCTGAACATCATCGTGAATGCCTCCGACCAGGCGGTCATGTACGAGTCAACCATCGCCTGCATCTTCGCACTTGCGATCACCGGATTGGTGTTGTCGTTCAGCCGGCCGAAGTATTCGTCACATTGCCTCTCGACGTAGGCGATCACGTTCAATGCCTCACCCGGATTGCTTTTAGGTGGATCAAGAAACTTCACCTCGCCTGGCCGCATCTCTGGCAATTCAGATCCCGGTTGCAAGCGGTACACTTGGCCCATCCTTGCCGGCACCGTCAGCGGCGGGAACACCATCAAGCTGGCACGGTCGTACAACATATCGCGCTGACCTTTGATTTCGTTCTGCCAAGTGTGAACGATGTCCGGTACGCCGCGGGTGTCGATCAGCTTGCGTGCGACGTTCTCGCGCCGATAAACCACAAACGGATAGCGACCCGCCATGTGATCCAGCACTGTCTCCTTGCCGACCAGTTCGGTTATCTTCGGGTTGAACACCGTGCAATGAACCGAGAGGACGCCATCTTCAGGGTCGACCTGCTTGGTGTAGGCGTACACCACCTCGTGCAAGCCTTCGATGTCGCCGGTCTGCGTGTACAAATCCGACAGCGGGTCTTGGTAGTTTGGTGGATGGCCTTCCTGTGCGTTTATCACAGCCTCGACCCAGTCCTCGTTGTAGTCGTACACGCTGACCAACTCGCGCATCTCAAATTCACTCATCCATACGCGGCGGAAAACGTGAGACGCCGATTGCAGCTCGACTGTTTCCGGCGGGAAGAACAAATCCTCAAACGGCTTGAGTGCGATTACCTGCGGACAATTCTTGGTGACCACATCGGTCGGCATCTCGGTGGCGCCGTCCTCGCGCAGTTCGCGCACCATCTTCTTGGCACGCCTGCGTTTCAGTCCCAATTCTGCCTCCTGCTCCTCGGCCTCTGCTTCTTGGCACTCATCAGTCTCAGCTTCCTCATGTTCTTGAGTGTAGAAACTCGGATCGTCCAAGAAGTCTTTTAAATTTTTGTAGGCGTTGTTTATCTCCGCAAGTTTTTCACTAGCCTGTTTGCTAAGCTCTTCGTCATGTTGAAATCTATCAGGATGCCAAACTTTGGCTAAAAGTTTGTAAGCGGATTTCAAGTCATCCAATGAATAATCTTCGTTTAACTCGAATAAAATTAGATCTCGTTCTAACTCTGAATAATTTTCGTCTATTCCCATGATTAGTATAGTGGTGAAATTATCCCACTTGGAACCCACACCCCACCAGCACCACGGCT